CACGGGTCGGACCCCTGTTGATCTTGTCGTAGTACTCCTTGCTCACCTTGCGCACCGCTACACCACATCGGCAATTGGACAGACACCTGGTGTAGCCTGATGCTGGTGTGATAGGGATGTTAGCTTTGGTGTATGGGGAGTGGACCGCCATATACTTGCACTGCGGGCAAATACGGTTGTCGATCTTAGCGACCCAAAAGAAAGCATAGCTGGGAGGTGTACCAGCTATTCTACCAGTATAGTACACAGATCCTATAGCAGCGACGTACATACCAGTTCTATGAGGCCACTTCTTAGGGTAAACATCATCCCTAATGTCACTTAGGAACTTGTTCAAATAGATGGTCTCTTGTTTGAACGCAGCCTCAATCCACTTCTTATCCTTGGGAAGGATCAGAGGTGACCCACCGGCTGTCAGGAATGCATCAGCACCATTGGACTTGATACCAAGCTTGTAAGCATCGTAATAAGCACCTTTGAGTGTGCGCTTAAAACTAGTGGAGAACTTCTGAAAGTTACCGCGCTTCTTCTTCTTGTAGTTAGCTATCTCTGCTATCAGCTTGGAGTAAGTAGTCTTTAGTAGCTTCTCTAGTTGTTTCCTGGCAGCCGATTGGGCCTTGGATCGTCCTGAGACAAAGGAAGCGCCTTTAAGAGTTGCATACTCTAGTACGATGTCACGAGTGATATCGTTAGCAGCTTCTCCAAGACGCTTTCCTTTAAGTAAGTCGTCTAGACTTACATCAGTGGTGATGAGGCCGTCATATCCCTCTGGAAGCCCTTGGAAGGACGGAACTTCAAGTGAATGCGCTGAGGCACAGTTACACGCTTGTCCAGCAGTCCGCTCCAAAACGTACGCTCCTTAGATACATGCGGCGTTAGCACACCGATTCCAGACAGTCTTACTTCATGCCCGTCCATCAGTGAGTCTGCAACGATATCAAATACATCATTCAGAACACGGTGGGCATCCTTCTTAGTGTAGCCTCTCTCTGAGAGAGCTTCAGTCAAGTCTTTCTTATTCATCCTCATCTCACTTCTCACATTCAAGTGGTGGCAACGGGTTCTGCGTCCAGTTATCTGGATAGCAGGTTGTGCTCTCACGCGAGAGCTTACCAATTAGCCAGGCTTCCATCAGCTTCTTACTGTTATCTGGGTTGCTCTGGACTAGTTGTACTAGCTTGTCTGCGTCTACCGCAGTTACTTGTCCTTGTCCTTCGATATCAGGCATCTGACCTAGGAACATTTCAACATCGTCATCAGAAAGACGCAGGAAGTAACGTAGGCTCCAGCTTAGCCACTTCTTCTGGTCGATAAGTTCTGGTGCCTGTAGTCCAACGTTCATAGCTGTCTGCACCATATCCATACGTAGCTGGTAAACCTTACTCCTCATTAGCTCATCAAGATAGGAGACCGGAGCCATGCCAATCTTGAAAGCATTCTTTGGATCTTCAGGGTCAATGCCCTTGTATACCAACTGTATCGCAACCATCCTTCTGATGCCAGAGAGAAAAGCCTTTCTGATTGACTTAATAGTAGAAGCGAACCTCATACTTTGAGAAGATAGCGTGCTCTCACCGGAGAGCGCGCCAGAGGATTCTTCGAAGCCCATGTAACCACGAGGGATACGTAGGGAACCGAATAGCTTGTTGCGCTGATACTCAACGTCAACAATATCACTGATGTTTGGTGAACCCTGTAGCTTATCTACACGGCTCTGAGAACCTTCACGCACCGGCCAGAACAAGTCAGCATCGATGGCTTGTGGGTTCCAGCCTGTCTTGTAGTTTCCAGTTCCTAGGTTTAGATGCTCACGCTTCTTGATGGACTTACGCCACCTGTTCACGATATCGTAAGCTTCCTCAGGGGTCGCATTGCCGACATCAACATAGTAGATGATGCGGTCAGCAGCCTTAGTCATACGGTAGACGACTAGGGAGTCTTCAACCATCTTTAGCTGCTCCCAAGCGGTCATAGCTGGGTAAAGGATAGAGTCTCCGTATAGGTCGTCACGCCCACGAGTAGGCATACGGAAGTGGATAATCTCCCATGGTCGCCACTTGATACCACCATCCTGCTGCTTGATGGTCTTGCTCTTGGAGCCAGCAATGTTTGGCTTGAAACCTAGTAGCCTACCGTGCTCCTGCACACGAGCGATGTTAATTGGAGGCGGCGCCTGCATATGAATGATGTCACCAGTCTCGCTGTTGTGACTCAATGCGTCAAAGCGATCCCCGAACTTAATCATCTCACGAATGATGCTAGGTCCGCGTTCCTCCATGCCTGTGCGCTCGAATAGCTGCTTACCAATACGCACTACATCAGCATTGGGAGAGTCCACCCAAATACTAGCGTCGTGCTCAAGGTCATAGACAAAAGTCTCCTCGGTATAGAGGTCTAGAGCACTAGCGATAAGCTCATACTGATCCATACGCTCTACGTCACGATAACGTGTAGCTCGATCCGTTGGCCTGCTTGTTTGCTGGTTGTAGTAGTTCCAAGCTGCAGACTCTCCATACTTTTCAGGAGTACCCGCAAACGGGTGCTTGATCTTGGTAATTGGTTGGTCAAGACCGAAGTATCGTCTAACACCAAAGAAGTCTAGAAGTCCCATGACATATCTCCCTGTTGCAGTCCAGTAATGTAACCGTCGTTCGTTTTAATCCGCTTGGCAAATGCCTGCTTTGGTAATGTTTTAGCATGAACAGGCTTGTCGCGGTAGTTAGGATAGATGGTTCTATCACGAACTGCACTGAAAACTGCTCCAGCTACGGCATCTGAAACGTCTTTGGAACCTTCTGGAGGGTGGTCAATCTTTACGTATCGGCCTTTGATAGTTCTCTGAAGCTGGCCGATTTCATCAATGAATGGTTCATAACGGTACATATGAATGCGCTCCTCCATTAGAAGGTCTCGCAAACAATCATAGGCATCCGTCTTACGGTCTACTGATTGTAGCTCTGCCTTAAGTCCAGCCTTGTTAAGGTCTTGGATGGAGGACGCGGACTGATAGCCGTCGTATGTGATAGTGCCAAAGCGGTATCCGTTCCTACGGAGGAACAGGAAGAACTCACGGATAGCTGAAATATCAATCTCACCACCAGGAGCCGCCTTAATCTGCAACATGAAGTCGATGTTAACTTCCAATGCTGCAATGTCATAATAGAGAGCATCTCTAATTTGACGCTTCTCGTGACGCATACCAGAGACGTGGCAAACACATATACCAGCAGCGTCACCCTTCAACGCAAGGTCAACGTGAGCGAATCTAGTGCAGTCTGGGTAGTGCCTAGGAGCATACCTAGAGCCTACTACCTTACAGACCTCACGAATCTTGAACCAATCTGAGATGCGAGGCATATCTGCGTAGTCAAGTTCGATGGTCTCCAAGCTGAACGGGTGTCCCCACTTAGCGTCAGCACACTTGATAAGCTTGGTTCTGTCTTGGAGGTAGTTGGAGATAGCGTAGAGAGGTAGACCTGCAACATCGCAAATGGCCTTGTCGATGTTGTTCTCAAAAACATCACGGTGCTCTACCGGAACGTCGATTACCTGCTGATCCTCAGGGTTACGTTCGTTTTCCTTGATAATACGTGATGGCTTAAACTTGTTACCTACAGCAACACGGAAGGTATTTCCGCTGTAGTAATCCGGTGGTCGAGTCTCCCACAAGGCATACTCGGAAACATGGACGCCACGCTGCCCTACGAAGTTCTCCATGTGCTTCTCAAGGAAGTCTGTCTCAGTGTTACGAGAGGAGACAACGCAAAGCAAACCAGGCGTATAGCCACGATACTGATACTGACCAGTAATACGCGCACGGATCTGGTAGTACAGCTTGTATGCCTCACCCATGGAGCCACCCTTCATAAAGTTGGCCTCATCGATGATAACGCAGATCATAGCACGACCTAGCGCGTGCAGTTCCTTTGAACCGAAGTTAACACGAATCCTATGAGGAAACTCTAGACGATAGTTAATCTTACGGTTACGTGGAAAGTACTTCTTGAAGTAAGGAGAGTTATCTACGAACTGCTTCATGTAATCGAAGGCAGTTTCCTCAGCTTCAGATAGACGAACGGAGAAGATACCGAAGTAGATGGCGGTATTCGGGTCTAGTCCTACGAAGTCCTGTGGGCACTTAGTGCAGGACAGAACGTACAGTTTGTAGAGCAACGCAAGAGAAGCAGCAAACGTCTTACCTCCACGAATGGAGCCGGTGATTAGCCACTCAAAGGTGTCACTACCTGGAGCACAGATACGCTTAAGTTCTTCCATCCAAACAGGATAGATACTATCGCAGCCAAGATAGAATGGGTCCTTAACGAAAGTTTCGATGTCCACCGGCTTACGAATGAAGTCGATGGAATACATCTTCTCAAGGGTATCGGACTTACCCTTCTCCATCTTTTCGCGGAGCATTTGGATGGCCCAGGTCTGCTCCTCTTCCGTGAGCCCACCTAGAATCTCCGCTACCTTGTAAGCATCTACATCGCTGTTAGCGCCTAGTGCTTCAAGAATCTGTTCCTTCGTCAGCATCTATTACCTCTGCGTCTATGATGTCATCTGTCTCTTTTGGTTGACCAAAAGCTTCTAGAAGACCGCTAACTGCGTGGCGAATAGACTCCCTAGATTGAGCGCTAGGAACGTCTTCGCGGCCTAGAGTAAGTGAACGAGCATCTACCATGTTGATAAGGATTTGAGCACCTGTTGTAGCGTCCTCAGAGGTCTTACCAATAAAGTCGATGTTCTCCTTAACGATTGCTTCTACAGACTTCAGCGCCGCTAATAGCTCTGCTGTCTCCATCATTGCCAAACGCTCCGGGCGGAACAGGTTCTCTTGAATGTCCTCAGCAATGCCTACGAGCTTCGCTACGCGCTTCATGCGCTGTAGGGCAAGCACACTCATAAACATGGACGAACGGTCCCTAGATTCAGCGAGAAGGTGCCTCAGACCGTCCTTAGACGAGAGGTTTAGTTCTGTTCCGTTAGACGCCCAACCAGCGATCTTATCGAGAACATCCTCTGGCCTCTCGGTGATACTGGTATGTATCTCCTTAGCTAGAGGTTGTGGGTCCTCATTGATTGAGACATCAATCTCGTAGTTGTCTTCGCTCATTAGAAGTAACCCTTCATATCTCTATAGATTTTCAGCACTTCCCTACCTTCTATATCGTAGCGCTCGCTTAGCTCTTTCACAACATCAGACTTCTTCTTGTTGGCGCTTTTAAGCTCCTTTTCAAGCGTTAAGTAGATGTAAGTATCGCGGATAGCATCCTCCAGCACCTTTTTAGTTGGAACTTCAATCGTTGTTCCAGCAAAGGTATCTAGAAACTTAAGGAGCTTATCCTTACCAAAGATGTCGTATAACTCTGGAAGAAGCGTTGTTTTTCCAGCCCGCAGCAACGACACCTGGAGCGCATCAATATGCTTGACAGACCCTGTGTCAAAGATCGCAAAGTCCGGCGACCTCTTCTTCTTGGTCCCTTGGCGTTTCAAACTCATCGGTGTCTCCAGGTGGTATGAATGGTTTCCTCTCATCCGTGTAAAGGTGAGGCAGTGAATCCCTTAGTTTGTACAGTTCATTACGCAGAATCACTGTAGTAAAGTCTACGTAGAACTGTTGTTCTTTGTAAGGGATATCGTACTTCTTCTTTAGGATTAGCGGACTAGGCATTTTGTTGGCCATCATTGTTTCAGCCAGATATCTACACGCCTTACGCTTACCCTCTTCCACTCTGGTATTAAACTCGATGTGATCTAGTAGCAACTCCTGTATCTCTCTAATGAAGATTCTGTGTTCGATATCAGCAGGGCTCAAAAATGGATGATAGGAGAAGTCCCTTACCGACCTGTCCCCAGAGTCTGGGATATAGGTCTTGTAAATCTGCCTGTAAAGGTCCCGATAGATAGTGAGCCTGAGGAACCTTGGCAGAAGGCTAGCTGTAGGCAGGGTGTGGCTATGGAACCGTAGGATGATCTTGTAAGCCACCGGGTCCATGAAGTCCGGGTCCATAGGCTTTGAGCTAACTAGCTTGCGCCATACTTTCCCAATGAGCGCGGCAATATCAGGAATAGCTTGGTCAACGAACTTATCATCACCCGTGGCTATCCATCTAAGATAGTTGTCACGGATAGCAAACCCAACACGAGTGATCCCTCTACGATCCCCTGGAGCGTCGTAGATAAATGGATATACAAAGCTCATAACTACCAAACTTACGGGGTGATTAACCCTCCTACGTCCGGTACTAGCTTACCATCCCACTTTCCAAAGTTCTCGTCTAGCGGAGATATAACGATTTTGATAGTAGCTCTAAGCGTCTTATGAGGTGGATCTTTGTAGGCTGAATCATCAAAGCCTTCTAGTTCTCCGTCCTCTACCCAACGCTTATGGCCCACCACGAGATAGTTCCTAGAGTCATCCACACCCCAGAACTCAGCGCAAGCATCTTCGACTAGCTTGAAGTAGTCAGATACGTCACGGCGTCTAGGGTTTCCGTTCTTAAAGAAGAACGAGGACTTTTCCATCAGGAAAAGGAAGCAAAGAGCAAACGGCGGATCAAAACCAAGAGGTCCAGCCTTTTCAAGATGCTCTTTGATAGTGTCTTTGAATTTACGATAGGCAGGCTGCAAATACCGAATAGGTATATGCTTCTTGCCCTTCTTTACGATACGTGTCGAATAAGCCTGGTTCAGGCTTACTGGTGCAAATGGTATCTCGTACGTCTTACTGGTCGTCATACACTGGCTCGACATTCTTCTTCTGAGAATGGCGATGCCAGATAGACCAGTGAAGAGAACAAAGATGGACGGTCTGCCCGTCCTCCATTCCTAAAGTGACGATGCCTTCTTCTTCACAGAAGAGGCATGTATCTCTCTCAGTGCTTCGTCCCATTGCCTAGTTAAGTCCTTCCAAAAGATGAAATGCCTGGGTCGTTGTCCTACCAAGAGGTATTCGTCATCGACAATGTTGTAGATTGAACAGCATCTAAAACACCCAATTTGCAGCACTTCATGCTTGTTGAAAGCAGGCATCGTCCATTGCCAGTTACTGTAGCAGTACTCACACCTCTTTGGTTCCTCTACATCGTTTCGCACAGAACTCACACCTACCACACTCGTTACACTGGTAAGATAAGTCGCGCCTACACTTACGGCAAGCCCACACGCCGAAAGTAGGGTGAGGCTTATCTAGCTCAATCCACCCCAGGTTGTACAGTCTCTGCGCTCTCTGCTTGCGCGCTCGTACTGTCGTCTTTTTGGAAGCCATACGTATTGCTCAGGAAGTGATCTAAGAGGTTCTTAAGCATCTTCCCCATGAAGCCGCCACTAATGTTGTCCACTGGAACATCAGCACACTGCATTTGAATTGGATTCGTAACCTCCTTAAGAAGTTTGAAGGTTACACGGCACATAGCCTTACCATCATCACCTACAATGATCCTGGTATCAAACAGGCTTTCTAGGTCTGCAATGATGGTGCCTGTGCTACCGTCATCCTTTAGGTAGACAATCTCTACCAATCGGTCGTTAGCAGCCTTAGCGAAAGAGTATCTGTACCCATTCTCCTCAAGACTAGCATCTTGGAAGGTGCTAATCCCCATAGGTGTAACTACCTCACGGTGAGGTAGGTTAGGGTCAGATGGCTTACCCAGAACCTTCGGTGGGTGCGGGTGATCGTGGTCGTGACTCATTCAGTTCATCCTCAAACATATCGCGTAGGGTGTGGCGGGCGTGGTTGATCCACGAGAACGCAGTCCCAAAGTTGTCGCTAGGGTCCTCAGTCATAGCCCTAGCTAGCATCATTTCAGCGTTAAGAAGAAACTCTGCGTAGTCGCTGAGGCGTTCCTCAACCGTCTTCGTCTTCATCGTCATCTTCTTCGACACCATACTCATCGTCATCTTCTTCACAGTCAGCCTTAGCGCCCTCTATACAGTCCATACACATTGGACCATCATTCTCCCACTCATAGAGTAGGTCGTGGACACCACAGTAAATGCAGCCGTATGGTTCAGGCTCTTCCCACTGGTAGCTCATGTTAGCCTAGCAGTGGGTTCTCTCTGACGTTCACCTTGTCATCTTGTACAGACTCCACGGTGTACTGCTTGGTTAGTTGCTGGCCATCCTGTACACCAGAAGCAAGCCTCAGGATATGCCCCTGCTGTAGCTTCTCGTTAGTCTGCCCTACTTCCTGACCCTCACAAATGATCTTCTTCTTGTTGCTCATTGTAACTCCGTTGTTGAAACCCCGTTTTCCTTAGAAACGAGTAAGACCTGGTTCACATTGTCCTTGACCGCATCCGTATGGTCAATAAGGAACACTGTCATGCCACGCCTAGTCTTTTCCTCCAACATACTTAGAATAGCATCCGTTCCTGTTTCATCAATACAATCTAGCACTTCATCACAGATAAGAACATTAACTCTATGCCCTGTAACCATGCTAGTAAGGTCTGACAAAGCAAAGTGAACAGCTAGATCCATCCTACGTTGCTGCCCACCAGAAGCTGCCTTATAGCCTGCGCCTCCAGTTGTTGCATTGACGCTCATCTTCTCACGAGTCTCACCAGACTTCAGCTTAGTTTGTGGAGCTAGCTGGATGGAGATTTCGCCGTCAGAGATAGCGTGAGAGTGGTGGTTAATGCGATTGTTAAGATAGACTATGACATCGTCTAGTAGCAGCGAGCGAACACCCGTAGTAGAGAACCCCTTCTCCCAATACTGCAAGTAAGGCTTGATCTGAGTGATCGCGTCTAGTCCTTCCCCTACCTCCTCCAACTCTTCTTGCGCCTCTCTGAGAGCTTCTACGAGCCCCTGAGAGGGTGCTGTGAGAGCGGCCTCCCTACGCTTTAGTTCCTCGGTTATCTCTCTGTTACGTTGCTTCAAACCCATGAGCCTGTTCAACTCCAAGGTGGGTGTATGAACATCGAGTTGGTCTAGCTTAGCCTCAATAGCTGCCATAACCTCGGCATAACCATCTAGCTCATCATTTACCGCGTTAACCTCATTTTGCAGTCGATTGATGCTGTCTTCTACTTTGGTTATCTCTGCCTGAAGCTCGTCAACCTTTTTCTTGGTTACTTCCTCAGCCACCTTCTGGTCACACGTCGGACATATCTTGAGTGCCAACGCCTTTTGGATGGTGCTTTTAGCGATGGACTTCCTGGTCTGTAGAGAGCTAATGCTCGTGACCAGGTTTTGCCTAGACCGTTCTAACTCGTCTTGCTCATCTACAGTCTCATCATAACTAGCTACTAGCTTACTCTTTAGGGCACTTACTCTAGTGGACTCTGCCTTAGCTAGAGAAATCTCTATAGCTAAGTCATCTAGCTGCTCTACAAGCTGTGCGCGCTCCTCAGCTATCTCACGAAGCCCATTAGCACGCTGACTATTCAACTCATCAAGTCTGGCCTGGTCCTTCTCGATGGTGCGTTGTAGTGTGTCCAACTTACCAGTTAGAATAAGTTCTTCCTCACGAAGGTCTTTCAGCTTTCCCTTTACCACCTTCTCAGCGGCATTAAAGACATCAAGACCTAGTAGTTCTTCTAGTAACTGCTTTCTACCAGAGTCGTTCATGGCTAGGAACTTGTCAGCCATGCCCTGACCGAAGTAACAGACGTGCTTGAAGGCATCAAAAGATAGAGGAAGTAGAGACTGTAGAACTATGTCTGCATCCTTTTGATTGAACGGTGTGATGTTGTCACCGTTCTTGAAGAGAAGAAGCTTGTTTTTGTATTTACTGTGCTTCCTATGTCTGACGACTGTGACATCGTCTTTGCCTATCTGTAGCTGAACCTCTACCCGTGTACCGCCCTTACAACGGTTATTCACTACGTCGTCATGGGACAGACCCTTGTAGGTCTTCCCATAGAGGCACCAGCATACAGCTTCAAACAGTGAAGACTTGCCTACACCATTGGAGTCTGCTCGGCCACCATCTGCAGAATATCCAAGCACGAGTATCAGATTCTGTGCGTCTAGTGGAACATCCGCTTCATGGATGATTAAGAAGTTCTGTATACTTGCCTTAAGAAGCTTCATGGATCATACTCAGGTTATGACTATACAGGCTGCAGTCAAAGACATTGTACACGCTAGACCGCTATGTGAGGTTCTAGATGCCCTTCTATTTGAAGCAGACTGCCCGGTGTGCGACAATCCCAATTTCTATGTAGGTGTCGTTGGTCCATCCTGTCCAGAAGAAGGTTGCGTTCACTACCATAAGGCAGCCGGTAAAGACTGGCAAATGGCGGTAAGAGAGAGTATACGCGCACCCAAGGACATTAAGAAAGCCAAGAGGGCTCTTGAAGCTATGGACGCTGCTGACGTGTCCATGAGGACTATGGCAAAGAGTGGTATAGAACCTACTTACATCT